CGTTGTATTAAATACTCAGCGTGAGCTGCGATTGGCTGATGCCGATTCTTCAGCTTACGTTGGGTTTAAGGCGCCTGCAACGATCACATCAAACCGCGTATGGACGTTGCCAGCTGCTGATGGCACGAACGGCCAGGTTCTCAGCACGAATGGGTCTGGCGTTCTGTCGTGGGCTACTACGTCAGGTGGCGGCCTGACGCACTTCGTTGAGTCTGAGAGCACCGCATCGCCTAACGCAACGGTGCCGGTCGATGCGCTGACGGCAACGGATGCAAGCTACACCAACATTGATGTTGCGATCGTCGCCAAGGGCACTGGCGCGACACTTGCGCAGGTGCCCACAAGCTCGGCCGCTGGTGGCAACAAGCGCGGAACTTATGTCACAGATCTGCAGAAGCAACGGTCTACCGCGGCTCAAGTAGCGTCTGGAACAAATAGCGTAATTTGCGGCGGTCAGAGCAATACATCAAGCGGGACCAACAGCGTAGTATGCGGAGGTGACAGCAACACTGCGTCAACAACTGGCGCAACAGTTGCGGGAGGCGGCACCAATACGGCATCAGGTGGTTACTCCACAGTCGGCGGCGGCATCCTCAACACGGCAAGCGGCCCATACAGCACAATCAGTGGCGGGCGTAATCATACAGCAAATGGCGAGTATAGCTTTATTAGCGGCGGCCGGTATGGATCCACAAGATCAATCATTGGCTATCACGCATTCCCCGCGTGCGCGGTGCCATTCTCTGCGGTTGAAGGTGCGACGCAAGCTGGCCTTTTGATGATTGGCCGGCAAACTACATCAGCAACGGCCACTGTACTAGCCAGTGATAACAGCACCCCTGGCACTACCAATCAGGTCATCCTTCCCAACAACAGCGCCTACAGCTTTTCAGGTGAAGTGATCGCTGGTGTTACTGGCGCTGGCAATACAGCGCGCTGGACGATCGCGGGCGCCATCAAGCGCGGCGCCAACGCTGGCACAACAGCAATGATCGGAACTCCCACCGTGACGATGACTCACAACGATGCTGGCGCTTCAGCCTGGACAGTCGCCGTCACCGCTGACACCACCAACGGCGGCATCAAGGTTGAAGTGACCGGCGCCGCATCCACAACCATCAGGTGGGTGTGCAAGATCGAAACTACCGAGATGACCTTCTGACCATGGCCCTGATCGTCGACCTCGCCACCACTCCCTACGGCATCCCTGCGCCGAATGCCTATGCGCGCATCAGCCTATTGCGCGCTGACAAGGACGGCATCACCATGCAGGTTCTGCACTATGCGTCAGAGCAGGCCGCCTACGCTGGCGCTGAGCCGTTGCTGAGTCGCACAGAGTACGCACCATCCAGCGAGTTGCAGGCCGGCATGAATCCGCTCGCGATCGGTTACGCCTGGCTCAAGAATCAGCCCGGCTACATCGACAGCATCGACTCCTGAGGCTTGATCAGCTGCAACCGCAATGACCACCAAACGAGAGACCATCCTCGCTGCATTGCGCAGCAGCCTCACCGGCACCGTTGGCGTTGGTACCAGGATCTACCGCAGTCGCGTTGAGCCGATCGCTCGACAGGAAAGCCCCGCCATCGTCATCGAACCGGTCATTGATGAGCCCGCGTTGCAAACACACCTAGCAACGATTGACTGGACGCTAAGAGTTCGGTTCACAATCATTGTCCGCGGCAACACGCCTGATCAGCTTGCTGATCCAATCATTGAAGACATGCACAGTAGGCTTATGGCTGATCCAACCATCGGCGGGCGTGCTATCGACATCTTGCCACTACCGACACGCTTCAACTTCGTTGAGGCTGACGGCCCCGCTGGCGAGATCGCATGCGACTATCGTGTGATGTATCGCACCCAGCTGGCAAATCTCACTTCCTGAGTTATGGCTAAGATGATGGACGCATACCACGGGCACGGCGGAACCTATCTGCTGGATCCGAAAACCGGCAGCCGGAAGCTCATCGAGCGGACAGAGCCGGCCCAACCCCTCACCACAATCGAGGAATTGAGCAATGCCGCTCCTGAGACGCAAGAGCCTGATCCTGGCGAAGACTGAGACGACCTACGGCACCAGCGCCAGCCCCACGGGCAGCGATGCTGTATTGGTGCGCAATCTGGAGATCACACCGCTTGAGAGCGATGTGGTCAGCCGTGATCTGATCCGCCCTTACCTGGGCAACAGTGACCAGCTGCTGGCCAATCCTCGCGCACGCGTCACCTGTGAGGTTGAACTGGCAGGCTCTGGCACCGCCGGCACTGCGCCGCGCTATGACGCGCTGCTGAAGGCCTGTGGCATGTCGGCCACTATCGTTGCCAGCACCAGCGTTACCTACGCACCGGTCAGCGCCAGCTTTAGCAGCTGCACAATCGCCTACAACATCGACGGCGTGCAGCATCTGCTGACCGGCGCTCGTGGCACATTCACTATGAACTGCCAGCTGGGTCAGATCCCGACGCTGCAGTTCGAGATGACCGGCATCTTCAACACTCCGACCGATACAGCGCAGCCATCGGTCACCTACGCGAACCAGGCAACGCCTCTGATCTTCCGCGATGGCAACACCAGCGCGTTCAGCTTCATGGGCTACAGCGGGTGCCTGATGTCGGTTGACATGAACCTCGCTAATGAGGTGGTCTATCGCGAGCTGATCGGCTGCACCAAGCAGGTGCTGATCACCGATCGCCGCCCTGCTGGCACGTGCGTGATCGAGGCCCCGACGATGGCCGCCAAGAACTTCTTTACCGATGCGCTTGGCACATCAACCGGCAGCCTGTCGTTCCTGCATGGCACGACAGCCGGCAACCGTGTTACGTTCACATCGCCCCAGTCGGACGTGGGCCAGCCGACCTATTCTGAGTCGGACGGCGTTCAGATGCTCAACATTCCCTACGTTGCGCTTCCGACCACTGCCGGCAATGATGAGTTCAGCCTCGCCTTTACCTGATTCCTATGGCATTCGTCATCTCGCAATCGCAAAGCTACAGCTGGCCGGTTGCGGTTGAGTTCCCAGTTGATGGCGGTCGATTTGATCGGCAGACGTTTGACGCACAGTTTAAGCGTCTGCCGCAGGATCGAATCCGTGAGGTGTGGGATCGAATCAAGGCCGATGAGTTGGATGATGACGGACTATGCAATGAAATCCTTGTTGGATGGTCCGGCATCACCGATGACAAAGGCGCTGAGATTCCCTACAGTGAGAAGGCGCGAGCAAACCTGTTGAAGGTGCCGCTTGTTGCTGCTGCGATCGTTGGCGCATGGCTTGACAGCCTGAGCAAGGCGAAGCGAAAAAACTGATTGATGCCGCCGAGCATTGGGCAGGTGGCAGCGTAATTGACGACACTCAGGATGACGCAGCCGTCCTGGGTGTTGTTTTTGAGGATGACGAAAAACCTGATCACTTTGAGGTGTTCCCTGAGAACTGGGAAGCCATCACAATGTGGACACGGATCAGTACGCAATGGCGCGTGAGCATGGCCGGCGCCATCGGCCTTGACTACACGGTTCTGCGTTGGCTGTTTGAGCTATACGAGGTCAAGGATCAACGCGAACTGTTGGAAGACCTACAGACGATGGAAGCGGCTGTCTTAGAGTACAGAGCACGGCAGAAGGACTGAGCCAGATGGCCTTCAATCTTGAGACAGCATTGCGCGTCGTCGCCAAGGTTCAAGGCCTGAATGAGTTCAAGGCGCTCACTGATAATCTGACGGCGACCGGTGCAGCGTCGCGTGATAGCAAGGCAAGCCTGCAGCAGCTGAGCACGGAATCAGCACGTCTGACGCAGGAGACGACGCGGGCATCTGGCGGCGTGAGAGCGCAGACGACAGCGCTTCAGGTGTTGACCGCTGCGCAACGTCAAGTCGGGCAGGAGACGGCCAAGACGGCAGCAGCAGTCAAGGGCCAGGCTGTCGTTGTGCAGGGCTTGACGGCTGATGCCGAGCGCCTGGCGCAGGGCAGCGGCAAGGTTGTTGGCGGCATCAAGGGGCAAGCGGCAGCGCTGCAGGATCTTGCTGGCGCATCACGCAACAGCGCTGATGCACTGCAGAACGTTCAGCAGGAGTCGGCTCAGCTCAGTGGCGCCGTGTCGCAACTGCGCAGCAATGCCGCGGGCGCATTGGATGGTCTGACCGGATCTGTGGCGAAGAGTGCGCGACAGATCAAGGATCTGCAAAGCAGCCTGCAGCCAACTGATGCGGCATTGTCTCAGCTGCGCGATGAGGTGCTGCAGGTTGGAGCTGCTAGCAAGCAAACTGAAAGGTCGCTGGCAC